AACCCCGTTAAAAGAGAGTCAGTCGTTGGCCAAGACGGCGTTCACGGTTTTAAAGAAGAGCCTAAAGTACAGTTCATCGAGGGATCTATCACCGACTCTGACGAATTGGATCTCGAAGGATTTCAAGCAATCAGAGACGCAACGGTTTTGATTGAGTTAGCAAATAATAAAGTTATCCAATTGCGAGAAGCTTTCTATGCCGCAGACGGGGACGTCACAACTTCGGAAGGTGAAATACAAGTTCGTTTCGAAGGTATTTCAGGTAGAGAAATTCGATAGAATAAAATAAAAAGTATGCAGGCCAAGCGTGCCTGCATATTTCAATTACACAATGGAAGGAGCCCACATGTCTGAGAATCAAGCAGAAAACCAAACAGAAACTAAACCTAAAAACGTAGCGAAAATCACTTCGGTAACTATCGATTTAGATTTTCCAATTGAATGGGAAAAAGGCGAGGAGCCGGTTTCTAAAATCATACTCAAAAGGCCTAAGGGGAAACACCTTAAAAATTTAGGTAAAGATATTTTGATGTTTGATCTACTCCAAATCGCATCTAAGATTTCCGGGTATACTCCGAAATTTTTTGATGAAATGGACGGGGTCGATATCATGAAGGTAACAGAGGCCGTCGGCGATTTTTTGGACGGTGGCCAAAAGACTGGCGAGACTGCATAGCTCTCCTTGCGTTTACTTTTCATTGGTCGCTCGATGATTTGTACGACTTGGACGATTTAGAGTTAGACGAGTGGTATGAGAGAGCGAAAACAATTCAGGAGAAAGTAAACAATGGCAAGGGATAGGTCACTCGGATTAAAACTAAAAGCAGTCGATAAAATATCGTCTGTCATTGACCGAGTACAAAATAAATTTCCGAAACTATCTCGCGCCATAAAAAGGGCGTCGCTTGTATCTAAAGCGTTCAATGCTCAAACTAAAAAAATGCGTAGGCTCCTGACTAAGGTCGGGGGCGGCATGAAGCGTTTCGGGAGAAATGCGACCATTGGACTCACCCTCCCGCTGCTTGCTGCAGGAGCCGCCGGAGTAAAAGCTTTCGGGGACTTCGAGCAAGGCATGAAAGGGATTGAAAAGACCACCGGGATAACCGGACCGGCTCTCGATGCTTTAGCAATGAAATTCGACACGCTCTCGACTATTATTCCCGTAACCGCCGCAGAAATGTTGGAATTGGCGCAGGCCGGAGGTCAGCTCGGAGTTAAGGGCGCAAAAAATATAGAAAAATTTACAGTAGTAATGTCTAAACTTTCCCGGGCAAGTGATGTCGCAGGAGAGGAAGGCGCGAAGTCTATCGCGAGGATACTGAAAGTAACAGGGTCCGGGATAAAAGTAATCGATAGATTTTCCTCGGCTCTCGTTGACTTAGGAAATAACGCCGAGGCAAGTGAATCTGAGATATTAAACGTCTCAAATAGAATCGCCGGCGCCATTGGCCGATTTGATGTCGGAGCCGAAAAAGTTTTAGGTATTGCTACTGCACTAAAGTCTCTCGGGAAAAATGCAGAGTCGTCGGGCTCCGTAGTCGGTAGATCTTTCGACGCTATCGACCAAGCTATCAAAGGGGGAGGGATCTCTCTTAGAGTTTTAGAAAAACTTACCGGGCTTTCCGGCAAAGCATTAGAGAAAGCATTTAAAGACGACGCTACTGCAGTATTTGAAAAACTTATAATTGGATTTTCAAAAGTGCAAAAAGGCGGAGGAAACTTAGTAAAAGTCATGGGGGCTTTAGGCCTGCAGGGTGTTCGTATAAATGATATCCTTGGGACGCTTGCGAAAAGGCCTGAGGAATTAACCAAAAATTTAAGAAGATCGGCAAAGGCTTTTGCTGAGAACACTGCTTTACAAAAAGAGTTCGAAATACAAACAAATTCTTTTAATTCAGAAATGATTACGCTCTCAAATACCTTCACGAGTTTAGGCAGAATGATAGGGAAAACTCTCGCTCCGGCAGTTAAGTTTCTCGGGAAAATATTTAAAGGAGTTTTTAACTTCTTAAGAAATAACCCGACAATACGACTGCTCGTAATAGTTTTCGGGACTCTCGCTGCGGCGATGGGCCCGGTCATCTTTGCAATAGGGGCCATCCTGTTTATGCTCCCGGGAATGATTTCGGGAATGGTGGCATTAAGCGCGGCGTCCCTTCCTATAACCGGGTCAATGCTTGGGATAGCTGCAGGGATTATTGCGGTCATTGCAGTAATCACAATTTTGATCGCGAAGTGGGACACTCTTACAAAGTTTTTCGGGCAGAACCCTTTTCTTGGGGTTATAAAATCGGCTTTCTTTTTGCTAGTACCTCTCGGGCAGATAATTACTGCAGTGAGATTGGTTATCGCGGCTTTTAAAGGAATGAGTGCAGTAAGAGGAGTTCTCGAGGATGTTATGCCTAAGTTTCTTGTAGATAAAATTCTCGGAGAAAAGAAACTAGGAAAAGAAAAAGGCGCATTTCAAGAAAGCGGAGGGGTACCTCTCCGAAATAAAAACCAAGACGTTAGCGGGACGATCGGGGTTAATTTTGCAAATGCTCCTGCAGGTACGAGAGTACAATCTAATTTCCAAGGGCCGTTAGATTTTAACCTTGGTTTTGCAGGAGGGGCAATATAGTGGCGGATTGGAAAGACAATTACAGAGAGGGCTCGTTTAGAGGTATTTCTTTTTTGACTCAGTCTCACCAAGAGACCGGCGGTCGTAGGAAAAAAGATCGAGAGTTTGCTAAAAAAGAAAACGGGAACAGTGAAGATCTAGGAAAGAGACTCAAGAATTTTACTCTTGAGATTTTTGTTTTAGGAGACGACTATTTCCAACAAAGAGACGAGCTCATCGAGGCCCTCGAAGCTGACGGCCCCGGGACTTTAATACACCCATACAGAGGCGTAAGAAAAGTACAGGCAGGAAACTATACACTAACAGAGACGGTAACAGAGGGGAGACTTGCAAGGTTTTCCGTTGAGTTTTCTGAGGCCGGAGAATTAAAATTCCCCGACCAAGTAGAGGACGATTTACTTAATGCGACTAATAGCGCAGACGCAGTTATCGAGGACTCGAGAAATCTTTTCGAGAAAGCTCTCGACACTGTAAACCAAGCGGCTTTTGTAATCCAAGCCGCAGCAGACGACGTCGCAGCTTTAGTCGATAACATAGAGAGCGCGATCACTTCCGTAACTGAGCCGGTCGCGGAATTAACTTTTGCAATAAGAAATTTAAAAGCAGATATAAATGATTTGATCCAACTACCCGGAGAGCTCGCCGACAGGATAACGTCAGTGTTCGATGATTTGTTGGCCGTATTCGATACCTCCCCGGACACTTCCGAAAAAATATTAGGAGTTTTCTCGACTACTCTTGACGGTGAGTTCACTCCTCCAATAGGAGAGACCCCGTCGAAAGAAACTCAAAAAGGAAATCAAGTCGCGATAAATAATTTCGGCAATCAGATAGGACTTGCGAATCAATCTAAGGCAGCAGTTAACGTCGATTTTATTTCGACTAAATCTGCGATTGAAAGTCGTAACGCAATTGTCGAGGGACTCGATGTACAGCTCGATTTTGTAGACGACGACGATTTATTTCAGTCGATAAAAGATGTGCAGACTGCACTTACAAAAGCGGTGCCTGCCATAGGGACAAGTGAGCTTATTATTTTTACACCTAAAGCAACTATTCCCGCGATAGTTATCGCGTACAATCTTTTTGAGGACCTCGATAAAGAAACGGAAATCATAGACCAAAATCAAATAGAGCATCCGGGGTTTGTCCCGGGAGGCGACCCTATCGAAGTAAGCGCGGGGTAACATGACAAATTTTAGAAACCCCATTGTAAAAGGAAAGGAAGTCAAAGACGAGATAAGTATTCTCGTCGGAGGGCAAGTTTTCAGCGGTTGGCAAACGGTAAGCGTCTCCGAGAATTTAGAATCAATTGCGAATAATTTTTCTATAGGGCTCTTTGATAAATTCGAGGGGCTTAAACAAGACTGGCCTCTGAGACCCGGAGTGCCCTTAAAAATTGTAATCAATAACGAAAGAGTTCTTACCGGGCACATCGAAAAACTAACCCCGAGGTACACTGACGAGAATAGAGGCTTCACTATAAGCGGGCGATCAAACGCCGGAGACCTCGTCGACTGTAATCACAAGGGTCCTAACGAATTTAAAAACATTACTCTAGACAAATTAGCAGAGGAGCTCGTAAAACCTTTTGGGATAAAAGTATTTTTATCGGTAGAGCCTTCGATCATAGATAAATTCGCAGTGAAACCCGGAGAGAAGATCTTTGCGGCACTCGACCGAGCGGCGAGGTTGCAGGGTTTCTTTTTTGTTTCTACTCGAGGCGGAAACATTCGGTTAACTAAAGCCGCTAAAAACGAGAAAAGATTCAGAACAACAACGAACCTCGAGCAAGGGGTAAACATATTAGAGGCGACAGCAGACTATGACG